TGCCCCTTGACGCTGCCCAGCGTGTCCACCACTTTGTGACAGAGGCCAAGGTGGCGGGCAAGCGGGCGGACTATGTGGCAGCGGAGATCATGCGGAGTGGCGAGGTGTCGGCCTCTAAAGCCCGCCTCATCGCTAGGACCGAGGTGAGCCGGGCCGCCAGCACGCTGACCCGTGCCAGGGCCGAGTACGCGGGCTCGCAGGGCTACATCTGGCGCACCAGCAACGACGGCGACGTCCGCCCCACCCACCGCGCCGTGAACGGCCTCTACGTCCCCTGGGACAACCCACCCAAGACCGACCCCGGCCTTGCCCCCTACCATGCCGGCTGTGGCCCTAACTGCCGCTGCTGGCCAGACCCCGTGCTCCCTGACTGAAAGGAAACCACCATGACCCACCGAAAGCCCATCCGGTCGCCCACCAGTGACCGTGCCCCAGCCGACGCCCCGGACATCCTGACCACCGAGGAGATCGGCCCCAAGCGGAAACGGACGCCGAACGGCAACCTGCTCTGCGAAGCCGTGCCCATCGCCCGGGTCGGCTGGATGGTGTACCTCCCCGGCGAGGTTCCCATCGATGCCGGCAAGCGTGACCACGTGCGCGTGTACCGCGGCCCCGACGAGCTGTTCAAGCCCGAGACCCTGGGGTCCATCATTGGCATTGCCGTGGTGGACGAGCACACGGAGGATGACGTGACGCCAAAGAACTGGAAGGAACACGCCCAGGGCTTTGTCCTGCGGGCGTGGCAGGGCGAGGGCGAAGACGCCGACGTTATCCTGGGCGACCTGCTGATCACGGACGAAGACCTCATCGAGGCCATCGACAGTGGCAAGCGGGAAGTGAGCCTCGGCTATGAAGCTGACTACATTCAAACTGGGGATGCTGAAGGCCGGCAGGCCAACATCATTGCCAACCATCTTGCGCTGGTCGAGAGAGGTCGCTGTGGCCCGCGCTGTGCTATCGGCGACCATGATCCAACTGTGAAAGGAAAAGAGATGACCAAACGAGTCAAACTGAGCGACTCCGCCCGAGCGGTGGTTCGCAAGCTGGTGCGGGACGCCGAGACCCTGCTGGAGGAAGAGACCGAAGTCGGCATGCCCGACGGCGATGACTCCGACGCTGGCGGCACCCACATCCACATCCACACCGGCTCCGCTGGCCCGGCCCCTGGTGCTGCCCCCGACGCGGGTGGTGAGCCCGGTGGCATGCCCAACACCGTGAGCAAGGACGAAGACCCTGACGCTGGTGGTGACCCCATGGAAGCCCGCTTCAGCCGCCTTGAACAGGGCATGGAGCAGCTCAGTGCCACCGTGGCCCAACTGGCCGAGGTGGTGATGGGCAAGCAGGGCGGCCAAGGCCAGGACAGCGACCCCGGCAAGGTGTCCGAGGGTGAGGGCGATCCCCCGGTGGACGAAGAGACCCGGGACGAGCTGCCGGAGGACGAAGAGGAAGAAGGCAAGCGTGCCACCACTGGTGACTCCGCCGCCCTGGCCGTGTCCTACGCCGCCCTGTTGGCTGACGCCGAGGTGCTGGTGCCGGGCTTCCGTGCCCCCACCTTTGACAGCAAGGCCAAGCGGAAGGCCACCGTGGACAGCATGTGCGCCATCCGCCGCAAGGCCCTTGACGCCTGCTACGCCACCACTGCCGGCAAGACCCTCATCGACAGCGTGGCGGGCGTGAAGACGCTGGACACGGGCAAGATGACCTGCCAGCAGGTGGCCACCGTGTTCAAAGCCTCGGCCGGTGCCCAGCGCCTGCTGAACAACAACGCCAGCACCCGCGACGCCCGGACCACTCCCAACCCCGCGCCGACCCAGTCCGGCCCCAAGACCTTGACCGACATCAACGCCGAGCTCAAGGCGTACTGGGCCAAGCAAGGCATCACTTCCTGATCCACCATTTCCACATCCCGAAAGGACATCACATGAAAAAGTCTCTCATCGCCGCCGCCGTGCTGACCATGATGGTCCAGGCTTCCCAGGCTGGCACCAACCGCGCCCGCACCCACGACGTGTCGTTCACGTTCCGCATGGGCGCTGGCTTCCCTGGTGACATCAACCGCACCCACCCGTTCAGCGCCATTCCTGGCCTGATGGACAGCACCGACAAAGTGCGCCTGTACGGTGACCCCGCCATCATCAACACCACCGCTGGCACCTACCGCGGGTACAAGGCCGGTGACACCATCACCGCCATCGCTGGCGTGCTGGTGCGCCCCTACCCCGTCCAGCAGACCACGGGTGGCATGGCCGCCTCGCTCGGCGCTGCGACGCCCCCGGACGGCCCCGCCGTGATCGACGTGCTGGAGGACGGCTACATCATGGTGAAGTGCAACGACTTCGCCGCCGCGCCCTGCGCCAAGGGCGGCAAGGTGTACGTGCGCATCGCCGCCACCTCTGGCACCAAGATCCAGGGCGGCTTCCACGCTGCCGCTGATAGCACCAACACGCTGGAGATCACCAATGCCCAGTGGCACAGCAGCCCTGACCAGAACGGCGTTGCCGAACTGCGTGTCTGGAAGGAACGCCAGTAAGCCCCAGCGGTGAACGGCAACTGAACACACAACCAACATCACAAGGAACCAAGATGAAAGCATCTCGCATCGTGCGCGCCCGCACCCTGGACAACATGACCTACGACGCTGCCGGCATGCAGGTCATTGACGCGATCGGCAACATGCGCGGTCGTGCCCTCGACCACGCCTACCGCACCCACGACGGTGCTCGCACCGTGGACAGCACTGGCGCCTTCCTGGTGGGCGAACTGGAACGTCTGGACCAGACCATTCACCTGCCGCTGGCCTCGGTGAGCTGGAGCCGTGACATCGAACTGCGCGAAGACGTGAGCTTGGCGGATGAGGTCTCCTCGTTCACCCTGACCACGTTCGGCTCGCAGGGCAGTCTCGGCATCAACAGCGGTGTCCGTGGCGGCAAGGCTTGGATTGGCAAGACCACTGACCAGATCACCGGCGTGTCCGTGGACACGGGCAAGATCCCGAACCCGCTGACCCCGTGGGCCATGGAAGTGAAGTACACCATCCTGGAGCTGGAGAGCGCCGCCAAGATGGGCCGACCGATCGACGACCAGAAGATCGAGGGCCTGAAGATGAAGCACCAGATGGACATCGACGCCCAGGTGTACGTCGGCGACTCCGAAGTGGGTCAGGGCGGTATGGTGAACAACGTCCTGGTGACCAACGTCTCCAACGTGCCTGCCGGTGCCGCCTCGTCCACCCTGTGGACCGCCAAGACCCCGGACGAGATCCTGGCTGACGTGAACGCCGCCATCACCAGCGCCTGGGCCGCCACCGGCTGGGCTGTGATGCCGAACCGCTTGCTGCTGCCCCCGGGCCAGTTCGGCTACATCAGCACCGCCAAGGTGTCCAACGCTGGCAACATGTCCATCCTGAAGTACCTGTTGGAGAACAACGTGCTGAAGGCTTCGGGCAAGGGCGAGCTGACCATCCTGCCGGTGAAGTGGCTGCAAGGCGCTGGTGCCGGTGGTACCCTGGGCACCGTGGGCAACGATCGCATGGTGGTGTACACCAAGGCGAAGAACTACTGCCGTTACCCCATGACCCAGCTCCAGCGCACCCCCATCCAGTACGACTCGATCTACCACAAGACGACCTACTACTGCCGTCTGGGTGTGACCGAGATCGTGTACCCGGAGACCTTCGCTTACCGCGACGGCATCTGATCGCAGACCGCGCCTTGGGGTGACCCAGGCGCCTTTCAAATGGGGACCGGGGCAACTCGGTCCCCATTCTTTTCCTCATCCAGGAGTCAACCATGGCAACAGCCAAGAAAACCCCGCCCACCGCTGGCCGCCGCCAGCTCTCCCCCGCCGTTACCAATGACCCGGTCGCAGCCGCCGCCACCAAGCAAGGTGAGGGCGTGATCGAAGCCGCCCAGGCCGCCGCCGAGGCCAAGGAGCAGGGCGAGGACGTGGTCACTGTGAACGTGCCCCGCGCCTTCCGCCTGACGCTCGACGACCGCACTGAAGTGGCCTATCACCCGGGCGCCGCCTTGATGCCCATCAGCCATGCCGAGCACTGGTATGCGCAGGCCAACGGCGTCACCATCCTGAAGAAGTGATCCCGAAAGGACGCCCAACATGAGCATCACCACGAATGAGAAGTTCCGTCAGGCATTCCCAGCCTTCATGGACCCGGGGTGCTACCCCGACTACATGGTGGACATCTGGATGAAGCTGGCGGCAAAGCTGCACGACGCGGCACGCTGGGGTGAACTGCTGGAGTTCGGCGTCCACCTTTTCGTCGCCCACAACCTCGCTCTGGAGTCCGGTGTGACCCAGGGCGTGTTGCGGGGACAAACCCCAGGCCAGATCCTCGGCCCCGTGACCAGCGGGAGCGTGGACAAGGTCAGCTACAGCCGGGAGATCAACTCCCTCATGGAGCCCGGTGCTGGCCACTGGAACGCCACCATCTACGGCCTCCGCTACATCCGTCTGGTGCGGATGGTGGGGGCTGGGCCTGTCCAGGTGGGGGCGGACCCCAGCATGACCAACGAGCCCATCGCCAGCATGACCGCGTGGCCGGGCGTCATCCCGCCGCCCTTTGGTTGAGCCGCCATGAAGTCCGGACTCACCGTCAAGCAGCGCCAGCGGCTGGAGACAGCCGTCCAGGCAATCAACACCCTTGCCAAGGTGGAGGTCCTGGTGGGAGTGCCAGCCGACCACAGCAAGCGGGACGACAACCCCGACGAGTCGCCGGAGCTGACCAACGCCTACCTCGCCTTCATTCACGACCAAGGTGCCCCCGAGCAGAACATTCCCCAGCGGGAGTTCATGGTGCCGGGGATGGAGGCGGCCATTCCA